CAGGTCGTGAGAGAGTGAATACCAATGAGGTTACCATCACCACCTGGCAATCTGTATATCAACTAGATCGTGCCTTTTTTGAGGAGTATGATGTTGTGATTGGTGATGAGGCTCACCTATTCAAGAGCAAGTCTCTTGTAGGGATCATGGACAAGTTACATCATGCCAAGTATAGATATGGGTTCACAGGAACTTTAGATGGTACACAAACCCATAAGTGGGTGTTAGAGGGGTTGTTTGGACCATCATACAAAGTAACAGGAACTAAGAAACTTATTGATGAAGGACATCTAGCAACTCTGGATATTCAGTGTATTGTTCTAAAGTACAAACCACAGAAGTTTGATGTGTTTGAGGATGAGATTCAGTTCTTGATTGGTCATCCTACAAGAAACAAGTTTATTAGAAACCTAGCCTTAGACCTAAAGGGTAATACTCTCATTCTCTATGCAAGGGTAGAGGCTCATGGTGTTATTCTATATGAGGAGATAAATAAAAGAGTGAAAGAAGATAGAAAAGTCTTCTTTATTCATGGTGGTGTAGATGCTGAAGATAGAGAAGAAGTTAGGCGTATCACTGAAGAGGAGAGTGATGCCATCATTGTAGCTTCTTATGGAACATTCAGCACTGGTATTAATATCAAAAACCTACATAATGTAATATTTGCCTCTCCATCAAAGAGTAGGATTAGAAACCTACAATCTATTGGTCGAGTCCTTCGTAAAGGCAAAGATAAGGTGAAAGCAAAACTATACGATATTGCTGACGACACCACACTCAATAGTCGTAAGAACTACACACTCAACCATTTCATTGAACGGGTGAAAATCTACAATCAGGAACAATTTAACTATGAAATCTCAACCATCGATATCAAAGAATGAGTATTACACATACGCATATCTGAGGGAAGATGGAACGCCCTACTACATTGGTAAGGGAAAATCAAGAAGAATTCATAATAAGTTACATCCTGTTGGTTTGCCTCCTATGGAAAGGCGTATCTTCTTAAAAACTAATCTTACTGAAGAAGAAGCATTTAAGCATGAAATCTATATGATTGATGTTCTTGGCCGTAAAGATATTGAAACAGGAATTCTCCGTAACACCACCTGCGGTGGAGAAGGTATTTCTGGATACAAACATACTGATGAAACTAAGGCTAAGATTAGTGAGGCGATGAGTAACCCCTCAGAAGAAACCAGATTGAAGTATAGTAAGGCAGCTAGAAGTAGAAGGCACACTGAAGAAATGAAAGCCTATATCAGTGAAAAGTGTAAGAACCCTTCTGCTGAAATTAGAAGTAAGATGAGTAAATCCCATACGGGAGTTAAGTTTTCTGAGGAGAGAAAAAGAATTATGAGTGAAGCTCAAAAGAGAAGAAGATTAAGGGAGGCTACTACAAATGGATGATATAGAAGAGTTTTACGCTAGTATCAAACTAAAACATTCAGGAGAAGAAATCTTTACTAAGGTATGTGCAAGTGAAGAAGAAGATAGAACAATGTTGATTCTGTCAAATCCAATCATAGTGGAAGAGATTAAGTTCAGAGGGAAACCTGCTGGATACAAGATGGAACCATGGTTGAAAACAACTACTCAAGATATGTTCGTCATTAACTTATCTGATGTATTAACTATGTCCGAATCTTGTGATATAGAAATGATTATGTACTATGAGGATTATATCTCTAAGGTTGATAAACCTAATCACTCAGAGTTGAATAGAAAGATGGGTTACTTAGGAACCGTAGAGGAAACTAAGAAGAACTTAGAGAAACTCTTTAAGGCTAGCTAAGCCCAACCTTTACGGATAACAAACCTATTGTAGTGAAATCCCATGGGTTTGTTAAGTCCAGTATTTTCAGGTATAATACTTGAAGATATTTCAACATTATGACTACCGCCCATGCTTATGGAACGATGAGAAGAAAAGCAAAACCAGAACACTACGTCAATAACAAAGAGTTCCTGAACGCACTTGAGAACTACTTTGCAGAGATTGAACGAGCCAAGTTGAATGATAAGCCAAAGCCTCAGATTCCTCGTTACATCGGTGAGTGTTTTCTGAAGATTGCTAATCATCTCTCCTATAAGCCTAACTTCGTGAACTACATGTTCAAGGATGATATGATTTGTGACGGTATCGAGAATTGTGTACGATACATTCATAACTTCAGTCCTGAGAAGTCTAAGAACCCCTTTGCCTACTTTACCCAGATCATCTACTTTGCCTTCCTCCGTAGGATCTCCATGGAGAAGAAGCAACTAGAGATCAAGAACAAGATTCTTGAGAAGTCAAACTTCGATGAAGTCTTTGATTCCAACGACCTTGACAGTGACAACTATTCAGAGTATAATTCTATCAAAGATTCGGTGCATAGTAAGTTGCGAAATTCATGAGTAAGATTGCTATTATCACAGACAGTCATTTCGGGTGTAGAAAAAACTCAAAGTTATTTCATGATTACTTTGAGAAGTTTTACACAGAAATATTTTTCCCTAACATCGATAAGAATAATATCAAACATGTCGTTCATATGGGGGATTGTTTTGATAGTCGAAAGGGTATTGATTTTTCTGCATTGAAATGGGCTAAAAGAGTATTCTTCGATCCTCTAAAAGATAGAGGTATTGAAGTTCATTTGATTGTAGGTAATCATGATGCATACTATAAAAATAGTAACTCTGTAAATGCTGTTAATCTTCTTTTAGAAGAGTATGATAATGTTATAAAATATAATAAAGCAACAGAAGCTTCTGTTGCTGGATTAGATGTTCTCTTATGTCCTTGGATCAATGAAGAAAACTCTGAAGATACTTTCAAACTTATTAAAACTTCAAATTGCAACGTGTCGATGGGGCATTATGAACTCTCAGGATTTAGAGCTCATCGTGGGTGCATCATGGAAAACGGTATGGACGGCCAACTATTTGAGAACTACGAAAAGGTCTTCTCTGGCCACTACCACACTCGATCATCCGATGGGAAGATCTTCTATCTGGGAAATCCCTACGAGATGTTCTGGAACGATGTCAACGACACAAGAGGATTCCACCTCTTCGACACAGAAACCCTAGAACATACTCCTATCAACAACCCCTATCAGTTGTTCCATAACCTCTACTTTGAGGATACGGATCATCAGACCTTTGATGTAACACCTTATGAGAATAAGATTGTTAAAGTCATTGTAAAGAAGAAAACTGATAGTAAGAAGTTTGAGAAGTATATTGACAAACTCTACTCTGTTGGTGTAGCAGACCTAAAGATTGTTGAGAACTTCCAACTCACTGAGTCAGAAGACTTTGAGGTTGAGGAGTCAGAAGATACCCTTTCTATCCTTGATAGATATATTGGAGAATCAGAAACAGACCTGAACAAAGAACGTATTCAGGGTGTTATGAGATCAATCTATCAGGAAGCTTGTGAAACAGTTTGATGTTTATTATTACAGTAGAAGGTAAAGAAAAAGAAGGAGCATACTCAGTTATTGATGAAGATGGAGAACAGGTTCTCTATATCTTTGTTGATGGTGATGATGCCACCAGATACTGTATGCAACTTGAAGAACTGGACTATCCTAAGATGAAAGTTCTAGAGATAGATGATAAACTTATGGTTAAGACCTGTGAAATGCATGAACACAGGTATACCATCATTACACCTAATGATATTGTGATTCCCCCCGATAACGCAGATGATTATTTGTAAATAACTACAACAAAAATACTTTTAATGGGTGAAACTCTTATATATAGTATAGAATCTATTGAGTGAATGTTTTATACTTACGCTTATTTGAGACAAGATAGAACTCCATACTATATTGGTAAAGGTAGTGGAAAAAGAAAGTTTGTTGCACATAAAGGTAGAAAAGGTGTGGTTATTGGATTACCACCAGAAGATAGGATTCTTGTTTTGAAGGAGAACCTTACAGAAGAAGAGGCATTCAAGCATGAAATCTACATGATTGATGTTTTTGGTAGGAAAGATATTGGCACAGGGATTTTGAGAAATCAATCAAATGGAGGTGAGGGTTCTTCTGGGCACAAAAAGAGTGAAGAGTGGAAAAAGAATCAAAGTGAATATTTGAAAAAGAACAATCCAATGTATAATAAAGAATCATTGGAGAAGATGAGGAAATCTCAAACTGGTAAGAAACAAAGTAAAGAAACTATTGAGAAAAGAGTGAGTAAGTGGAAAGGTGGTAAGATGCCAGAATCTGCAAAGAAGAAGATAAGTGAGGCCAGAAAAGGCAAGAAGTTTAGTGAAGATCACAAACAAGCTTTGAGGGAGGCTTGGCAAAGAAGAAAAAATGGTGTATAATACTATTGGTGTAATCTGTTGCTATGATCATTTTTGAAAAGATTAGGTGGAAGAATCTGTTAAGCACTGGGAATCAATTCACTGAAATCCTGCTTAATGAAAGCCAATCTACAATGATTGTAGGAACTAACGGGGCAGGTAAATCTACGATTTTAGATGCCCTCTGTTTTGTTTTATATGGCAAAAGTTTTAGAAAGATCAAAAAAGAACAACTGATCAACACCACTAATGAGAAGGGAACATTAGTTGAGATTGAGTTTAATGTTAATAGAGTTGATTGGAAAATAGAGAGAGGTATAAAACCTAATATCTTCAAAGTGTATAGAAATGGTGAAGAACTAGATCAAAAAGCATCTGCTCTGGATCAACAGAAGTGGTTGGAACAGAATGTTCTGAAGATGAACTATAAATCTTTTACTCAAATAATTATCCTAGGTAGTAGTTCGTTTGTACCATTCATGCAACTCCCTGCAACCAGTAGGAGAGAAGTAGTAGAAGATCTGTTGGATATCAAGATCTTCTCATCGATGAATGTATTGATTAAAGATAAGATCCGTAACCTGAAAGAAGGTATTAGAACTCTAGAACTGAAGAAAGAGTCACTCAACGATAAAGTCAAGATGCAGAAGAACTTTATTGATGAGTTAGAAACTCGTAGTCAGGATGATATCAAACAGAAAGAATATAAGATTGGGGAACTTCTAAACGAAGAGAATAGTTACATGGGTAGTAATGAGAACCTGAACCGGGAACTTGTTACACTGCAGGATGAACTCAAAGACTACTCTGATTCTGGTAAGAAACTTCGTGAGTTCGGTAACATCAAAGGTAAACTATCTCAACGTATCTCTACATTAGTTAAAGATCATAAGTTTTTTAACGACAATACGGTTTGTCCTACCTGTGATCAGGACATTGAAGAGTCGTTTAGGTTAAATAGAATTGAACACTCTCAAGATAAAGCAAAAGAGTTGCAGAAGGGTTATGAAGAACTCTTAGTGGCAATTAAAGAGGAAGAGAATAGAGAGTCTCACTTTAAATCCTTATCAGGAGAAATCAGTAAAGTACTTAATGGCATTACTTCTAACAACTCTCAGATCACTAGTTGCCAAAGGCAGGTTAAATCAATTGAATCAGAAATTCAAACACTTACCAAACAACTTGAAGATAGAAATACTGAGCACGAAAAGCTTGAACAGTTCAGAGAAACACTCCAAACAACTTATGAGGAGTTAGCCGTTAAGAGGGAAGATATCTCCTACTATGATTTTACATATAACCTCCTGAAGGATGGTGGTGTAAAGACAAAGATTATCAAGAAGTATCTTCCACTGATTAATCAACAGGTGAATAAGTATCTCCAGAAGATGGAGTTTTATATCAATTTTGTGCTTGATGACGAGTTCAATGAAACTATTGAATCTCCTATTCATGATGGATTCTCATACTCATCCTTCAGTGAGGGAGAAAAAATGAGGGTGGATTTATCTCTTCTCTTCACATGGAGAGAGGTAGCAAGATATAAGAACTCTGTGAATACAAACCTCTTGATTATGGATGAGGTATTTGATAGTTCATTAGATGGTTTTGGTACAGATGAGTTCCTCAAAATCATTCGTTATGAGATACCAGATGCAAACGTATTTGTGATCTCTCACAAGGAATCACTCTTTGATAAGTTCCAAAATGTGATTAAGTTTGAGAAATGTAAAGGTTTTTCAAGAAAAGTGTGAAAAGATATAAAAGTATATTAAGTTAGGAAACCATGACTATATACTACAGGTATCATGGAGAATAATTATGAAAAACTTGGTATCACGTAACGAGTTAGCAACTTGGGAGTGGGATGAAAAAACTACAGGGGAGGAACGGTACGATCAAGTAACTGAATACTTTCAATGTATTACTGAGTGTGATATTCCAGACCACGACGCAAAGAGGTTCTGTAGACACATTCTGACCACTGCATAAACATAAACAAAACAACTCAGGAGTTGCCTACCAAAGAACCCCCCGAAAGGGGGGTTTGGTGTGCCAGTTGTTAAACTGTTAGAACCCTTTCAAAAATATTGTTACTCACCACTAAAATGCTTTATAAGTGAATGAGACACCACCATGGTTAATTACGAGATCAAGTCACAACTAGCAAAACTCCTAGCCACTGAGGATCTTGTAGTTGAAAACCGCAATGTTCAAACAGCATGTTTTGATGTTGAGAACAGAGTTCTAACACTACCAATGTGGGAGAAAGCATCAGGAACTGTATATGATATGTTGGTTGGCCATGAGGTTGGTCACGCACTCTTTACTCCTGATGATTGGTCTTGGGAGAAACGAGTACCTCAACAGTTTGTAAATGTAACTGAAGATGCCAGGATTGAGAAACTCATGAAACGTAAGTATCCTGGATTAACTAAAACATTCTACAGAGCATATAAGAACCTCTCAGAAGATGATTTCTTTGAGTTGTCTGGTGTTGATATCAATAAGATGAATCTGGCTGATCGTATCAACCTGAAGTATAAGATTGGAAACTGGGTTGATATTCCCTTCACTGATGAGGAGATGGAACTGGTTGAGTTAGTTGGTAAGAGTGAGACTTTTGATGAGGCAGTGTTTGCAGCAGAAGAGATCTATCGTTATAGTAAAGAACAAATCAATACACAAACTCCTCAACCTGATGTAGATCTACCCCAAAGTGGTAGTGATGGTGATCTGGAAACTGAAGATCAACAGGAAAGTAGTGAAGGAACACCTGATGCTCCTGAGATGAGTAGTGATCAAGAAGGTGAAGGTGAATCAATAGAACAGGATGATGATGGAGATGAAGGTGAACAGATAGAACCAGAAGTTACAACTGATAGTACATTCTCTGAGAACATATCTGAACTCAATAGAGATATCCCATCAGGTGGGAACTCCTACTATGAGGTTCCTAAGTTGGATTATGATCGATTCACTGTACCCAACTCTGAAATTCATGAGTTGATTAGGGAATATTGGGAAACCTTTAACTCTGATATTAGGGTATTTGAAGAGGCTGATAATGATTACTCCAAGTTCAAGAAATCTGCACAGAAAGAAGTTAACTATCTTGTGAAAGAGTTTGAGTGTAAGAAGTCAGCTGACGCATACGCCAGAACCACTACAGCTAGAACTGGTGTTCTTGATTGTACCAAACTTCATACTTACAAGTACAATGAAGATCTCTTTAGAAAGGTGAATATTATTCCTGATG